CAGTCAAGCCAACAGGCTCGAGCAGACCTTTACTTATTTGGCGTAAAATTGTATGCCGACGCAATCGCTGGAGCGCTGTCAATGGACAATGTGCTACCGCGCGGAACATACGTGGAGTTTGACGCACACGAATACCTAGAAGAAAACTTTATGGCTGATGTCATGGACAGAACAGATGTAAACATAAATGAAAACACGCAAGAGGAGATCGCATCATGATTAAATTAATTGCAGGAGATTTCACGCTGGACGCCGCCAAGGGCGACGCGCCACGACGCACCATCAGCGGAACCGCCGTTCCCTACAACGTGCCGGCAACAGTTTCGGATGGAACCCAAGTGATCTTTCGTCCAGGCTCATTGCCAGTCGAGGGCAAAGCACCACGCCTGTTTATGTACCACGACGCAAGCATGCCAGTAGGCGTTGTTACCGAGCGCGTAGATACAGAACAAGGAATGATGTTTAGCGCCAAGATCAGCGCAACCAACCTTGGCAATGACGCTTTGGTCATGGCCCAAGATGGCACCATTGACCAAGTCTCGGTGGGCGTAAACCCAGTCAAGTTCTCATACGACGAAGATGGAACCATGATCATTGAAGCCGCGCAATGGACAGAGTTGTCGCTCGTTCCAATTGGTGCTTTTGGTGACATGGCGAACATCGCCAGCGTCGCTGCGAGTATCCACCAAGAGCCCGAAGAAGTAGTGTTAAATGAAGAAGTAGTCCCAGAACAGGAGATAGAACCCATGTCAGAAGTAACCGCACCAGCAGTTGAGGCAACAATCCCAACCGCGCCAATTTTCGCACAGGCCAAAAAAGAATTCAAACTGCCAAGTGCAGGCGAATTTATGGCCGCCTACCACATCGGCGGAGACACGTTCAAAAACATGAACGCTGCAGTAGCAGAACACACCGCATCACAGCGCACCGCATTGCAGGCAGCTGCAGGTGACGTACTCACGACTGACACACCTGGTCTTTTGCCAGTTCCAGTACTTGGGCCATTGGTTCAAGACCTGAACTTCTTGCGTCCAGTAGTCGAGGCAGTTGGTGCTCGCGCTTACCCAGACAACGGTCAGTCAAAGACTTTCATTCGTCCAACTATCACCACGCACACCAGCGTTGCATCGCAGTCAGAACTTGCTGCAGCATCAGCAACAACCATGGTGATCGCATCCAACTCGGTCAGCAAGACCACACTTGCTGGTCAAGTAACGCTGTCAGTTCAGGACATTGACTTTACATCGCCAAGCGCAATGCAGTTGATTTTGAATGACCTCATGGGCGAATACATGATTGCATCTGACAACAAAGCAGCAGACGATTTGCTCACCGCAGCAAACTCATCTGGTGTTTGGGACGGAACAGTTGCCGACTTGCTCAAGTCCGTTTACGACGCTGCAAATGACATTTCAAGCAACCGAAACTGGATGCCGACACACATGTTTGTATCGGTTGACGTCTGGTCACAACTTGGTCAGCTTGTTGACACAACAAACCGCCCAATCTTCCCATTCATTGGTGCAGGCCTTACCGGTCAAAACGCACTCGGCGGCGGAAGTGCAACATCATGGAACGGCACCCCACTCGGATTGCAATTGGTAGTTGACAGCAACTTCGCTGCCAAGACCATGATCATCACCCGCGTAGGTCAAGGTGCAGGAGATGCTTACGAATTCTACGAATCAATCCGTGGACTCATGAGCGTTGAACAGCCGTCAGTCTTGGGACGCAACATGTCATTCCATGGCTACGTGTCAACCTTTGCTGCAATCGGCGGAATGATTCGCAAGATCACCCAGGCCTAGTCGAGAGCGGAGCAACCGCTCATGGCTACATACACAGTTACTAACAAGTACCTGATTGACAACTTTGCCGTACTGCAACTCCTAACCCCATCGGAGATTGCAGTCGGCAGTTCAATCGTTGTTGCAGGTGTTGACGCAACCTTTAATGGCTCGTATTCCGTTAGGGCGCTTCCCCAGTATTTGTTTCTTGGTATTGATACACAGGGCGACCTGCTGTACGACTACCAAATACCGATCGCCGATCAGGTGCTTTACGCCAAAACTGCAAGCGATGTCGAGCGTGTCGCTGCGTCTGGGACTGTTGCCAATGACCCTGTTTGCACATGGGTGACTGCCGCGCAGGTCATGTCATTTTTGGGCATCACAATTACCAACCCGTCAGACGACTACACGTTGCTCACGCAATCGGTTTCAGCTGGTAACCAGTTCTGTTTTCGCAGGCGTCAAGAGTCGGGCTATATCGACTCTCTAACGACCTCACCAGGTGGCGATGCAACATTGGGCGCTTTAATGTATTGCGCCGCTCTGTGGCGCTCTAGGGGCTCAATAGAGGCAACCTACGCCACGTTTGACGGCATGGGCTCGGCACCACAACAAAGCCTGACCCCGATAGTCAAGCAGCTGCTTGGCATCCCACGTCCAGCGGTTGCCTGATGTCGTACACCGACCTGTTTAACGAAGCGATTGATGACGTCACCGCAACCCTGACCGCTGTGTCTGGTCTGCGTGTTGTAAACGACCCAACCAAACTTGTGCCTAATTGTGTGTACTTAGATGCACCAAACTTCACCACGTTTGCTGGCAACGGCAACATTGTGCGACTTGAGTTTCCTGTCAAGGTCATTGGCTCTGGGCCTGCAGGTCTGCCGGTGCTTCGCTCAATCCTTGGCATTGTGGCAACCGTGCTTGGCTCGTCAATCATTGTCATGGCTGGCCGTCCATCAAGCCTTGAAATCGGTGGCGCGTTGTACCCGTGCTACGACCTTGACTGTGCCATCCAAGCCCAGACCGCATAATCCACAACTAAGCAACACAAATCATCTACTATCAGAACAGAACTTAAGGAGCAATCATGGCAACTAGCACGTATCTCTCTAACCCAGTCGTGTTGATCGGCGCAACCAGCGCAGCAACCACAGACATCACCGATCAGGTGAGCGCAGCAACATTGACTGTTACAGCAGAAGCACTCGAAGACACCGCGTTCGGCTCCACGTCGCGCACGATGACAGCAGGACTGTTCAGCAACTCACTCACCTTGACGGTCTATGCCAGTTACGCAGCGTCAGAGTCCTACGCAACATTGTCAGCCCTTATCGGCACCAAGTGCTATGTGAAAGTTTCACCAGCGTCTGGTGCTAACTCAGCAACAAACCCTGGCTTCGAATTGACTGGCACATACTTGTCAGCAATCCCTGTGATCAACGCTTCGTTGGGTGAACTAAGCACCTACGAAATTGAACTTCAGGGTGGCATTTACAGCGTTGACCTCACGTAATTAAACGGCTCCAAGCCGACATAGGAGACACATGAAAATTAAGTTGCAATTAAAGCGCACGCCCGACAGCGCACCCGAGTATTACTACACAAACCTATTTGTAGTCACCGAATGGGAACGCCTTGAGCGTCGCAGCATTCAACAGCTCTCAGCGTCACCGCTGTATTCAGATTATTGCTGTTGGATGCACACAATCTTGAAACTTAAAGGCGAACAAGTTGGCGACAACTGGCGTGAATGGATTAGCAAAAACCCTGACATCGACATTCTGCCGGTACTGGACGAGACAGACCCAAACCCTACGGACGCGGCACCTACCGCCGCCAACTAGCAGAGGTTCTCGTCGGGGTCGGTTGGTGGCCTAACGACATTCCGTTTGACGCACGCGATCTAGCGACTGTCATTAAAGTGCTTAACGAGCAGAACAAACGGAGATGATGTGAATGAAGTATCGGCAAAGATTGAGGTCGTCGGGCTTAAAGAAGCCTTGAAGACTCTCAACAAGATTGACAAATCTTTGCGCCGTGAAATCACCAAGGACTATAAGAAGATTGTCCAGCCTGTCATTGACGACGCCAACGCGCTCGTGCCTACTGGCGTTCCGTTGTCTGGTATGGCGCGCAACTGGAGCACTCGATCAGGGTTCAAGATGTTGCCGTGGGTACCTGGCATGAAGCAAAAGATTGCTGCCAAAATCAATACACGAAACATCAAAGAATACGGCGGAAATAAGAGCAACGTGGGCACCTTCCTCATTCAATGGCAGGGCGCGACTGGCACCATGTTTGACATGTCGAAAGAAGGCGCGTTGGGCCGTCAATTAACTGCACGCTATGGCGAGCGTTCGCGAGTAATGTGGAAAGCGTACGTGCAACGCGAAAATGATGTCATGTCCGAGATGAGTCAATTAGTCAAG